ACAGAGTTTCAACGAAAAAAGGGCATGCAGACCTGGTTCCAGGTCCTGGAAGCCAACGAGCCTAAAAAGGCCGGAGAGCTCAAGACGCTTTGCATCGACTGGCACAAGGGCGGTGAGTCGCGAGACTTGTTTCCCGGCAAAGCGGACCTTCATCGATTCGTGACGGCCAAGGTTTGCAAGGTGAGTCGATTTGCTTTCGAATCTTGGTTGAACGAGGTCGCGTCATGAGCCTCAAGAAACAGATCAAAGCGTGGGTCGGCAACGAGGCGACCGAGTCCCAAGAGCTCCTGACCGCTCGGTCGAGGCTCAAGCAACTGGAAGCAGAGATCAAGCGAGAGCGGTCGGCACGAGAGCTGCTCGAGCAGACCCTCGATCGATTGCGAAGCTCGTCGGTGAAATTGAACCTGACGCGCAAGGCCAAAAGCTCCAAGGGCGGTGTCACCCTGCGAGTCATCGTCCCGGATTCGCATGGATGCTTCGTCGATCAGTCGGCAGCGTCGGCGATGCTGGCCGACATTGCGATGCTCAAGCCCTCGTCGATCATCCTCCTGGGTGATCATCTCGACTGCGGTGGCTTCCTGGCCGAGCACCACACTTGGGGCTATGTCGCCGAAACCGACTACACATTCGAGGACGACTGCCAAGCGACGAACCAGTTCCTCGATGCGCTGCAGTCGGCAGCACCACAAGCGACCATTGAGTACCTCGAGGGAAACCACGAGCGACGCATCGAGAAGTGGATCGTCACTGATGCACTGCGATCCGGCAAAGGATCCCGAGGCGACGTCAAGATGCTCAACACGTTGTTCTCGACCGAGACGGTGTTGCAGCTCGACAAGCGAAAGATCCCCATCTACAAGCAGGGCCAGTGGTACGACGGGTGCCATGTCCCCGGTACGATCCTGCGGGACAACTGCTACTTCACCCATGGCCAGTTTACATCCAAGGCCGCAGCGGCCGCGCACTTGGCCAAGTACAACTCGAACATCTGGTTCGGCCATACCCACCGGATGGACATGGCGACCAAGCGGACCGTCGCCTCGGGCCCGATCGGAGCATGGAACCCAGGTTGCCTGTGCCAGCTCCAGCCCTTCTGGATGCATCAAAACTTGACCGACTGGGTCAACGGCTACGGGATCCAGTTGGTGCAGAAAGGACTTGGGCATTTGAATCTTCAAATCCCGATCATCGACGGCGTGTCATACCTATCACCGCTGATCCGCAGGGGAGCAGCGTAAGGATTTTGGGGTGGTTTTTCTTAGGAGGATGAGAGAATGAACAGCAGTCCAAAAAGCAACTATCATGTGTTGCCACTTCCAGTGGTAATCCCGTGCGGTTGGCAAGCATTGAAGATCCAGGAGATCACAGCACCAGGAGACTGGGAATGGGAGGCAGCAAGCCAACAGTGGGTGCCAGTGCTGGTTCGGAAATGGGTTTGTTATGGTGAGACACGCATCCGACGCATGAGCTTCCGGGTCGGCGAAGCGGTAAGGGTAATTCGCCAGCACCCTAAGTACCCAGAATTGCATCTTTGTCGATTAATTGTTGCGAAGATTTTTTCCGCTGATGCCCAGGGTAAGCAATTGCTTTACTGCGATCACAGCCCAAATTTTGGGCTCAGCATCGAAAGCGACTTTTTACAGCCTGCCAACGAGGACGGTAGCGGTTCGTACCGGCCACTGGAAAGGTGGAATCTGCAAGATGTCATTACCGCAGAGATGGATCCGCAGGACAACCCCAACTTTGTCCAGAATCCCACTCCGCAGCCCGAACCAACTGTTAAGGAATCCTTGACAGTTGCCGTCGAGCCCGAACCAGTTATCAAGGATTCCTTAACAACTGAGGAAATCGCTGACACCAACAAGACCGTCAAGCAAATTGTTGCCGTGACTGACGACAGCGGAGACGAGGCCTTGTATGTTGATGGCGTGCTTAAAGCATGGGATTCGACGATTTACGCATGCGACATTGCTGCGATCGCTGGAGATGCAGTCGTTACGGTTTCCCATACAAACGCGGGGCGAACGCTTTCGGACTGGCCAAAAAAGCTAAGCGATGTCTTTGCATCCAACGAGCTGTACTCTGGCGGTGAGGAGCTCCTGGGACTCGGTCGCCTTTGTCCGGAAATCCTGGACAGTTCGGACTCTTCGGAAACTCCGAACAGTTCGCCCGAAATGTGCGGAGCGTCCGAGCCGATCACGATCGGATACACGGTACCCAATGCCTACGATACAGACGCGGAGCCCATTACGGAGCCGATCCAACGCAAGCGAGTCCTGTACATTGCTGGTCCGATGCGGGGAATCGCTTGGTTCAACTACCCCATGTTTGATCGCGTCGCCAAAGAGCTGCGTGAGGCCGGCAACGAAGTCATCAGCCCAGCGGACGAAGATCGGCAGCACGACGGTTTCGACCCGTTTGCCAATCCATCGCATGCAAATCCTGACGCCTGCACCTTTCCCAAAACCATGGACTTCGCAAAGACCGTGCGACGCTGCTTGGATGCAGTCCTGCGGTGCGACGAGATTGTCCTGCTTCCAGGCTGGGAGAACAGCAATGGAGCTGTTGCCGAGCTAACCCTGGCCATGTGGCTCGGCAAGCGGGTGCGAGACGTTCGAATCGACGACCAAGATCGAATCACCTATCTTGGCCAGTGGATGGGGCTCGCAGGCCTGGCCATGCAGCTTCGCGACTATCACCTAGAGGTCGAAGTCCCATACCCTACCGCCGCCGAGCAAGACGACGACGACGAGGACGACGAGGACATCCTGGCCGAAGCATCCCGGATCACGCGTGGCAGTCGTCAATCGCAATACGGGCCTCCTGATCAGGACTTCCGCCGGACCGCTGGCATGTGGTCGGCATTGTTCCTTTCCAAGCTCAAAGACGGGGTGACATTCGAGTCCCGAGACGTCGCACTGGCGATGATCTTGCTGAAGACCTCCCGCGAGACGCACCAACGCAAACGGGACAACTGGGTGGACATCGCCGGGTACGCAAGCTGCGGGAGCCGGTGCAACTGATGGACCTAATCATTGCTGTTTGCGTCGTAGTGTTTTTCTGCGTCATCATTGCGCTCGGCGACGACGACTTTCGAGGGCCCTCGCTATGAGCACCGACCACGACAACCCATTGAGTGTCGATGAGGCAATGGCTCTCATCGGCAAATGGGAGACGCATCCCGGTCTCCTGCTGGCCATCTTCGACGCAGCCCGAAAGCTTCGCGACGAAGTCGAGCTTCTGCGTGACACTAAAAATCACATGCAGAAAAGCAACGACGAACTGACGCGATTCCTCGCGCAGCACGTCAGGGACAAGAAAGCCTTACAAACCAAACTCGACCAGCTCCGTGACATCAACAAGAATCTGGTGAGGAACTTCGACGAATTGTGGAAGATCAACGCGGAGCATTGCAAGGCCAGGAAAGCCAAGGACGCCGAGCTCGACCAGCTCCGGGCCGTTGTGGCCCAGAACAACCAGAGCTTGTGCGGCATCATTACCAGATGGATCAAACCTAGCACGAACTGAGGCAAGCTATGTTCAAACTACTCGGACTGCTGCTCGGCGGCGGAGCGATCCCCCGCGAAGCAGCTCGGGCCCGGACCAACAACGGATGCTGGCCGATGCTCCTGATTCCCCTGATCGCTATACTGATCTTCGGAGTGCTGCTAGCCTGCGGAATCCTAGAAGTGAAGATAGAGTTTGACCGATGACCAAATCAACCAGAAACGGACGGACGATCGAGTACATGCGGGGAACTGGCCCAGGTGGCCAGAACCGCAACAAGATCGAGTCGGCTTGTCGGATCACCGATCATGCGTCTGGAATCTCGGCCTACGCCGACTGCCGGACACGTGAAGCGTCGTACCGCATGGCCCTGGCCGAACTGGACAAGCGGATCGCCCAGGCCAAAGCCGACGCACAGGCCAAGGTCCGCAAGGATCGTCGCGACGTAGCGATTCACGACCACACCGTGGTTCGCACCTACAACTTCTCGCGCGGGCTCGTCAAAGACCACCGAAGCGGGAAAGAGGCCACCGTGAAAGAGATCCTCGGCAAAGGACGATTGGAGCTACTGCGATGACAACCGATGACAAAGACACCCAAGCCTTTGCCTGTCTTGGCGAGTTTGTACAGTGGTGGGAGGCTTTCAAGGCTTCGCACTGCGAGGGCCTGTATGCTAATTGGTCCTGCAATGATGACCTGGTGGTCAGATTCGTGTTCCGAAATGCATACTCGGTTTTCAATTACAAGCTTGACTTGAAAGATCGATACATCCCCAAAGCGGTGTTAGAGATGCAGGTAGGCTTGCTCAAATTGCAGGCGGTACCAATCATCACCAAACCTAACGATAGCGCGTCTTAGCAAGTGACCGAACCACAGCAATCAGATCGACCGGAGGACGAGGCAAATCCATACTGGGAAGACAGTGACTGGGATCCATGCGACAAGGTGTGCCCGGACTGCGGCAAGTTGGTATGGGAGGCCACTTGGTTCGACGATCCCCCTGAATTGGGAGGCGCGGCAATCGGCACCAAATGGGAGTGCGGGGATTGCGGGTGGTCTGATTCGAACTAGCAAACCCAACGTTAGCGAGTCTTAGCAAGACTCGCACAAGCCAGAAAAACCAAGGGATTTTCCGTCCGTGGTCCTAGTTGTGGTCCTGGTATCTTCACGCCAGAAAAAAAGCATTGCAAAAATTATCTCCTTTGCTGATTTAGTGCATTGCTTTTAATCTTCTAGGCCGATACAATCACTCGTACAAGCGACGCACAGTGCGACGCGGGAGACGAGAACAGCAAAGGGCGAATGACATGATGACACCAGCACAAATCGAAACCGCAACTTTGGATGAACTGACCGACGAGCTCGGAGCGGCGGGGGCCTACAGCCAGTACACTGACATTGACGAGGCTCGACAAGCAGTTCGAAACATAATCGCCCAGAATCAACAATTTGCTGTCCAGTACGAGTTCATGGGCGCGACGAATCAAATCAAGAGCAACGCGGCACAGGCAGTGGCCGACGCCATGGAGATCCATGGGACGACTGACACGACCAAAGAGGTCATCGCTAAGGCTTGTCAGATCCTCGGCAGAGACTGGGATCCCAAGTCCGTTTTGGCTATGATCGAAAATTGCAGCTTTTCCAGGATCGATCAAGAGGCGTCGGCGGATGCCTAAGAACACCGAACCACCCAAGCGTCCACGAGGTAGGCCGGTAACCGGTCGGCCTCGCAAACGAAACACCACTTTGCGGCTCGCTCCAGACGTCGCAGATTACCTTGACACGGTCGCCAAGAAAGCCGAGACGGTCGAGGCTGCGGTGCGATCGACGGACGGCTACAAGCAGCAAACAGGGGGAAACCATGGGTAAGCGTGAGCCAAAGACGATTGATCCGAAGCAGATTTCCGAAGCCCTTGCCCTTTTTGCCGGTGCGATGAAGAGGGCAGCACAAGCCATGGAAGACCTGGTTAAATCTCCAGAGTTCCAAGAGTTCCTGGCAAAGCACTATCCGCCCAAGGGCCCGCAGCTCGGAGAAGCAAACCATGGAAATGTTTGAACCAAAAATGATGATGATGATCGGGGACGTCGGCAGTAAGCGACTGGAGTTCTCCACTGTCCTGTCACAAAAAGAATTCTTCGAGTTGATGCGCGAGACTAATCGAATCTTTTCTTTTGCCCTGCGAACGTGGGACCCAGAAACAGGCAATGCGGTGATTGAGCTTGTGCCAGGAAACGGCATGGCATTGGTTAGTAAGTACGCGGAATGGGAAATGACCGACCAGTCGCCCGAAAGCGTCGAAATTCGTGACGCCTACTACCGAGCTCGTCGCAAATTCTACAAGGATCTTCTACACGAGATCAGTCGCTCGATGGACGAGCCAACCGAATCTGTACCGAAACAAGACCCATCACCCACTCTTCCGCCTGAGGGCCCGCAGCTCGGCTAGGGTAAGCTTGCCATCGTTCGGCCGCTTGGCGATCTTCTCGACGGCTTCGACTCGCTGCTCGACCGGTGACGGCTCTCGGGATTGATCCTGCTCGGGTCGATCCTGTCCGGATCGGTCGCTCATGCTGACCTTGCGTCGGCGTACAACTCGATCGGACTCGCCGGGGACTTTCACCCCCAGGATCGAGGCACCCACCGCGGCTAGGATCGTCGCGTCAAGGAAGTGATTGTCCCGTCCTGGCCTGCATCCCCACTCAAACAGCTCTCTGCCTTGCCCCTGAGTCTTCGTGGGGTATTCTGCAGAAAGGTTGTCAGCGATCATCCGGTGACGCAGCGGGGCGGCTCGGTAGAGCCACCAAGCACCAGGCTCCCCTGCATCGGTGGTCCAGCGTTCCATCATGGCCGTCTTCCAAGTGTTCGTGTCGACGAGGCAGTACCGCGGGGCCCGGGTGCCTCGGGTCGGTGGCATGCGCCAACCAAACCCCATCCGCTCCCCGGCTTTCTTCTTCTCCTGGTTCCAGGGCCTCTGGCGTGCAGTGACTCCCTTGCCATGGCTTGGAACCACGTGCTGATGTATCTGGGAGAATCGATAGACGACTTCCGTCTGGTACCCCGCATCCACGACCATGATCTCAGGCCGGAACTGCGTCCCGTCGTCGCGACTATAAATCACCGCTTGTCGCTCGTCTCGGAGCTTGCCTAGCGCGACCAATAGCGACTCGGTAGAGGATCGGATTCCGGTGGCTCGTATGATGGTCCGATCGATGTCGGCGAGCGTGACATAGTCGATCCCAGGCTCGGGCCAGATCCCATAATCGACAACTACCCCGGAGAAGTCGGCACCGACACCGGCAACGACCCACCAGAGCGAGGATCCTTGAACGTCGACCCCCAAGGTAATGTGCTCGACCCAGTCGGGAATCTCCCCTCGGCGGTGCGTCGGGAGTATCCGCAAGCAGAACTCGTCGGAGGTCAGGCAGCGGATGCCATCGACGGCAACAATCGATTTCTTGGGCTCGTTTTGATACTCGGCGTCAAACGTGTCCGGATTATCGAAACGGAGATTCTCGGCGTGCTGGATCGCCGAGATCTCGTGAGGAAACTTGCGATGTGCCCAGCCCACCCGGGACCCTGCGTCCATCGCTTCGCGGTTGGCCTTGTAGAACTTGTTGCCCTTGGGATGCTCGTCGTTTCCTTCGGCGATCTCTTCGGCGCGGATGTCGAAGTACTTTGTCCACAATTCCCGGTTTGTCGGCCACTCATAGACCAGCCGGCATCGATCGCCGTGCCATTTGGGCATGAGCTTGTGGTTTAGCATCCGGTCAGCTACGTCGCCCTCTCGGATCACGGTGACGGCCGCAAAGCCTGCGATTCGTTTCCCAGGCCCACCAAGGCCCAGGATTGCGCCACCGATCACCTTTTCCCGCTTGGCACATTCCGCGTCGGACAATGCCGAAGTGTCGGTCTGCGGGTCGTTGACGAGCACGAAACTAGGGCGGATGGTCTTGCCGTCGGCGAGTACCTTCTGCATGCCTCGGACTCTCCCAAGGATTCCGGTGCAGCGAATAATTGCCCCAGCCGCCTGCGATCCCTCTATCGTCGGAAACACGAGCTCTTTCCGACGCCATCCAATCAGCGTTCGCTTGCCCTGGGTCGTCTGCGCGTTGCCTCGCTGGGTGATTCCCTCGAGGCATCGAATTGGGAAAGCGATCTCAGGAAAATCCTCCAGGAGCAGTGGATTGGTTTCCCACTCCATTTTGATCACATCGAGCGATTCCTCGGCAGCACCTTCGTCGGCTTCGACTAGGACTCCGAATCGCTGATGTCCATAGGACAGCACCCAGAGCAGGGCTCGCAACAGGACAGTTGTCTTGCCACTCCCTCGCGGCATGGCGATGCACTTCAAGCTTCCGTTGATCGCTCGCTCTTCGATTTCCTTGAGGATCCGCTCATGGTCCTC